CGGTATATTGCATGTATTCATACTTGTTGTCCATTCCAAGGCGAAAGTTTATTAGACCGACCTCGCTTGAAACCACTCCGTCCCAATAGTCAGCTGAATCGTCCTCATTGTCGTAACACATGATGTTTTTTTGTTTATTCCACGCTCTAAATTTGATGGGTCTACTCACTTGTATCCTCTCCTTTCAAAGCTGCACGGGCATGTTTGCCGCTATCCTCATTCACCCATGACTCAAATGGTTGCGTTCCAACCGTATCTTCGATTCTTCCTGCCGGACCCACATCATAGTTCTGTACATTCGCGTAAAACTCCAGTGCCTTATCCTTAATCTCTATCTGTTGTAGGAGGTAATCAATGTGATCATAGATAGAGGTCTCCACGCTTATATTCAAGCCAGTATCTTCTAGCTTTTTCACCGTGTTTTTTTGTGTTTCGTTCCATTGCCGTATCCCTTGTATCTTCTTATCCAACTTTCCCAACCCCTTCCCTTTGCTCATTAGCTGGACTATCTACGGTCAATTCCCATGCTTCATATGCAACAATTTCAGCTATATCAAAGCCAAACTTAGCATGTGAGGTTATACCGCCAAACTTATATCCTGAAAACCTCGCACCATCGTTAGACCGTTCAAATTCAAAATCTCTAGCACAGATTTCAATTTCTTTGCCATTTCTCAAATGGACTTTTATCTTATACATGGTTTAGACCTCCTCAGCTTCCCAAGATTCAACATAATCAAATGATTCCTCGGTTTCATGCTGCCCTTCATATTCTCCATGAGTGTCCCAACCACACCGAACACAATAACCTGCTTGTTCTATTTCATTGCTCCCGTAACCTGTGCTGACTGTATATGTCTCCCACTTATGCCCCCTGTATCTACAGATCAGAGGTTTGATCCATTTGATCATTCTGTTATCTCCTCTCCTTGCCCTTTAGGGGCTGTGATTTTATTCGGCTGCCGCTTCGCTAGGCTGTTCGGTCGCTTCGGGGGCCTTCGGCAAAGGCATCCAATGAGTTACCTTTTCGCCTAATCTCCAATTCGTTTCAGGCTCATAGTTAAATTCGTACCAACCGCTTGTAGTCCAATAGCAGTCGTTCTCTTCGTCATATTCCCCGCCATCCGTGTACTCTTCATCCATATATTCATCTTCCGGCACTGTTCTTGGAGCGATATAATCGGCGCAAGTTGTCCATCTTTTTCCTGATGATGTTATGAAACTCACCAATACTCTTTTTCTCGTTTCCGGAAGCTGATCATTCACACTGATCCATTGGTTCATTCCTCTATCCCCTCTCCTTGGGTAGCTATAATACTTTCAGCTTTTTACGGCGCTCTCCGGTCAATTTTTCCTTTGCTTCTTTCTGACTCACCGGATAGATAGGTCTAGCCAAAAACGATATAGCCAAGTCAGTCCCTTTGAGCGCAATCTCCGTATACTCTTGGATTTTGTAATACTGACTCCGATTCAAAATCGTTGAGCCAAGACCATACCTTTTTAATTCAATGTCATCGTATTTACCTTTGATTTCGAGTTCTACAACGTAATTGCTAGACTTACGATTTTCCATCTTGGTAGGCGCTTCGTGATCAAGTCGCTGGCATGTGTACCAGATTATTATTTGATCGTGCCATAATTCGTATTTTTCAATGCCAATCACAAGCATAGGTTCACTCGTACCGCTTAATGTAAAAGTGTCCCCGATCTTATGCGGCTGCTTGAACAGGCGGAAAACGCTTCTAATCGTCGTAATCAGCCTTTCCATCCGTATCTTCTTCCCTTCTTATTGGAGTCTAAGCAGACTCTATTTTTATTTGCGGTCTACGATCTGGACCAATCATTTCAATCAACTCAGCTTGTCCGGTTATCCGACTGGCTATCTTTGGCCCGTTAAGAGGCAACCTATGCCGGATACGACCTGTTGCGTAGTTGCTGGTCATAATGGTTACCTTGCTATGTTTCTGGCGTTCGTCCAATATGCTAAATAGCTTTCCCTCTGCCCAGTCTTTGTAAGGCGCAGTGAATATGTCATCTATCATCAGGATCGGCACACGGTAATACCGTTGGAGTACCTCTTCCTCTGATTCATCACTAGAACGGTTGTAAGTTGATTTGATATCACTGAACAACTTTTCTTCAGTTACATACAGACCCGGTATCTTGCGATAGGCCAGCGCATTAGCTATACATTGCATCATGTAGGTTTTCCCGGTTCCGAAAGCAGACACTTCATAGCCAGCTTTCTTCTGAACCTCTGATGCCCGTTCATCGTCACCAAAAATGTATAGCCATGTGCCCGTTTGCATGTGGGCTTCTATATTCCTGACAAACTCGATAGCTTTAGAAAACTGTGTCCGGTTATAATCATCCATTGTCGCGGTCATAAAGAGGTATGTGCGCTCTTTAGGTGAAAATCCATCCGTTGGGTTATAGTTGTTAAATTGACGCTCATAGAAGCAACTGCAAAGCTCTACGGTGGCAATCTCTCTGGGTATGGGCTTTCCATGCTTATCTGTATAACTTTCATCCTCCACCCAGCGAAATGTATTAATGGTCCCGGTGTAATCGCACTTAGGGCAGCCATCCTTATTCGAAGTTTCTGAGCATTCTGTCGAACTCTTCTGGGTTTTCAACTGTGTTGTGTCCAAATTTTCCGATGAAGAGTTCTTCATTTTTGTTCGCATCTTTTCTATTCGCTTCTGCATTTCTTGCATCATATCGCCCACTCTTTCCACCGTTACCACCTCCTTTTTGCTTCCTAAATGTTTCAAATGGTTTATTCTCAGTTAGAAACTGATCTATGTTTTTGGGATTCATAAACTTGTCCAAAGTGAATTTGTACGTATACCAATAAAGTTCGCTTGTAATAATAGTGTTGTAGTTACCAATAGCCTCTCTCATTTCATCAACGGTCATATTCTCCAGTCGGGCGTTTATGCTAGATTTCATTTTCTGAGTCAGTTCCCGATGTTTGATAATTTCGAGAGAATTCCAAAAATCATATATATCTTTTATATCTTTGTTTACATTGTTATCTTTGTTATTACTTTGTTCTTTTGTGGTTAGCAGATGGTTAGCAGATGGTTGGCAGGTGGTTAGCAGGTGGTTAGTCTGCTGGTTATCATCACCTTGAATCCCTTGCCCTGTATGGGTTTCCTGCTGGTTATTCTGATGGTTAAATTTTTCGTAATTTATAACTTTATAGATCGAGAAGTATCTATGTTTTGAAACTAACTCGATCATTTCTTCTTTAATTAGCTTTTTTATAAGAGTTCTAATCCTCTGTTCTCCCACGTTTAACCGACCGCTCCACTTAATCCGACCAAACATAAATTCCCCGTAGTTCAGCGTGTATACTTCACCATCCTGAAAATCTGTCTTTGGCTCTCTCGCATACCTGGCGCAACACAGCATTTCAAACCAAACTTTGAAGTATTCCGGATCTTTATAAATCCAATGATTTCTTATGTCCCGGTCAATACCGATGAAGGCCATAAAATCACCACCTAAACCGCTTGACTTTGATCGCTGTTCATTTTGTACCAGTGGTTTCTTACAGACGCCTTTGTTCTCTCAAGTTCAGCAGCAGCTTGGACAAATAGCTCGTCCACTTTCATTCGTTGCTGCCTGCCAGTAGTCATGATATCGGTAAGAATTCTTTCTTCCTCGTTTGTCCATTCGTGATAGTAATAGCGAACCATTTCATCATCCCTCTCAATTGTTCTTATTGATTCTAGTATACTCTATTCTACTCATTATGGGTAGTATATTACCCATTTTGGTCTATACTGTTTACTTATCACATGAACTGCATATGATAGAATTAAATAATAAGTGTGTAGGTGATCACGTGATCCGTAATAAATTGTCCATTTTAATGGGTGAACATAAGGTGAAGAACTTTGTTTTGTTAGAGAAAGAAACTGGCATCACACGTAAAACTTTGGCAAAGCTTTATAACGATGAAGGTAAGGGCATCGACTATGCTACGCTTGACGCCCTATGTACCTTCTTTGGATGCCAGCCTGGTGATATACTGGAACATGTACCAGACGAGGACTAAGCCCCTCTCCGCTCCATCCGATCCATCTTTTGCTTGATGCGGTCTATCTGCCATTCGTAGTGCATGACATCCGCGTAGTTGCCGTATCTGTCGGCCTCGTCTCGCTTCTCTACAGCATAGGCGAGGTC